TAGGAGTGGTTACTGGGGAAAATTTACCTACTCCTATTCAATATGATAGAGCAAGTAAAGTTATAGGATCTGTAATTTATGCAGAAGTTAATACAAATGGTCCTATTGAAATTACTGATAGTTTTGATGATACCTTATATAATCAATATGAAATAGCTAAACCTTTTTTTTCATCTGTTATAGATTATCCCTTAAAAGGAGAATTAGTATGGATTAAAGAAGATTTTCCTTCGGCTAATGCTGAAATAGAAGGAACAGCTATTAATACCTATTATATAGGAACTATTAGTGTTTGGGGAAGTCCACAACATAATTCTGTTGCTAACTATAATCTAGGAGCTACTTATTTAGTAAATCCTAATGTTAAATCATTATTACCATTTGATGGAGATAGAATATTTCAGGGTAGACAAGGTAGTGCTTTACGATTTAGTTCAACTACAAAATTATATAATGATAAAAATGAATGGAGTGAAATAGGTAGTGATTCTGATCCAATTGCCATATTAACAAATGGATTTAGTTATGAACCTAAAGGAGTATATCACGTAGAGAAAATAAATAAAGATTTATCTTCTATATACTTAACCTCAGCTCAATTAATTCCTTTACAAACAGATAAAGTAGGGATTTTAAATAATCTTGCTAATCCGGTTGATGTTTCAAAATATATAGGCCCTCAAATAATTGTTAATAGTGATAGAGTAGTTTTAAATTCTAAAAAAGATGATATATTAATATTTGCTAAAAATAATATTCAATTAAATACTAAAAATATTATTAATTTAAATGCTGATGAAAGAATTCATCTTAATAGTAAAGCTATCTTTTTAGGACCTTATGATGCAACTCATATACCACAACCTTTATTATTAGGTAATAATACATTTACTTTATTATCAAACATAATATCATCCTTATATGATTTAGGAAGTAGTTTATCTTCTATTGTGGGTAGTCCTGAAGGATCTCCTTCACTTGATATTAATTCTGCTGGTGATAATCTTATGAATAGTTTAGAAAGAATTATAGGTGATTTAAATAATATATTATCAAAACAAAACTTTACAGTTTAATGGCTACTAATATAAACATATCACCTACAATATCTCCTGATATTTTAAAAAATATTTCTTCATCTACAGCTATAAAAACTTTTGGAGATCAGTTTAAAAATAAAGCTACTCAAGTAGTTTTAGCAGTTTCTATAGGGAAAATAGAACAATTAACACAAGATCTTTTACAAATTTTAAAAATAGAATTAAAATTAAAATTAGATCACCCTACAGAATTAAAACGATTAGAAATTCTCCATAAAAATAAAGAAATTAGTGATGAACAATATAAAGCAGCTGTTAGTGCTGAAGATAAATCTTATAATGCTCAAATAAAGATTCTAAACGATCAAACTGTAAAACTTAAAAAAGATATAGCAGATATAATTGCTGATCCCTATAGAAAATTAAAAGAAGCTTCTATTAAATTAAAGAATAATATTAAATCTCTTAAAACAAAATTTAAAAAAAAACGTGCAACTGCTAAAACGGGTAAGATAAAAAAAGTTTTAAAAAATGCAGCTAAAACTTTAGCACCAATAGTTGCTTTAGAATTAGCCAACCAATTTTCATCTGTTTTATCTCAAAGACAACAACTAGAACAACTAGTAGATAAAGTTAATTCTTATATAGATCAGGCAAATACTCCCGAAACTATAATTATTGCAACTAATTTAAGAAATAATACTATTACTTTAATTAATAACAGTATTGGTAAATTAGATAGACTACAAAAAAATATTGCTAAAATAGACTTATATATAACTATATTTACTATTATAGTAGCAATATTAACATCACTTCCTATACCTACTGCTATACCACCTGGTATAGGTGTTCCTGTAAGTTTAATTACAAAAATTGTTCAAAAGTTAGAAAAAGCATCTAAATTAATAATTTCTTTAAATGTAATAACAGCTATTGCTATTACTATATTAGAAAACGAAATTGATAGGTTAAATGAATTAATTAGCCAGTTACATGATATTAGTCAATTACTAGATGGAAAAACTTTAACAGGTTTAAATGAAGATGAATTAACAAATTTAACTAATTCATTACGTACTAATATTGATCAATTTGGGGAATATAAAGGATTTAAATTTAAAATTAAAGAAGAACAAACATTGGGAGCACAACAAGCAATTATAGTTAAAGGAAATAAACGACATTATGCCGTAGCTATTGATCGTGATGGGGTAGAAACAATTAAAAGCGAATATTCATTTACACTAGACCCAAATGATTTAGTAGACCAACTAAAATTAATTATTGACCAACAAAATTTACAAGGATAAAATATTTATAACTATGAACATCAAAGTATTTAAAAGATTAATTAAAGAAGCGGTAATTGATGCAATGCATGAAGAATTACCTGAAATTCTAAATGAAGTAATGGCTCGTCAGAATAAAACAGCCTTAACTGAAGGTAAAACAATGAATTTTACTAGTGCTAATGTGCCAACTAACCCGTTACCTAATGGTGTACGTAGCCAATTAGCATCTCAAATGGGTGAAGCATTTGGGTTTCAACAACCAGTTAGTAAATTAGCAGTAATCGACGCTGTTGATGAAAGTACAGGTGAAAAAATAAATCCATTTGCTGCTTTTATTGCAGATGCTGCTAATAATATGTCACCAATGGATAAACAAGGATTAAGACAATTAGATTAATATGCCTATACCTCAAACAATACGTGTAAATCCGTTAGATTTACAGAAGAATATTGCTATTGGGGTAGCATTACCTTTTAATGGACCTGGTGTATTTAAAAGTACATATACTACTAAAGATCAAATTAAATCAAATTTGATTAATTTATTATTGACTGATATAGGTGAAAGAGTAATGAATCCAAACTTTGGAACAAATTTAAAAAGATTTTTATTTGAAGGAATAACTAATATTAATAATGAAGCTTTAATTGATAGTTTAAATAATAGTATATCTATATATATTCCTGAAATAACTGTAACAGATATTATATTAACCCCAACTACCGATAGTAACTTAATAAATTTAACCATTAATTATTATTTGAATATATCACAAACCCCAGATCAAGTAACAGTACAATTTACATAATAATGAATGAAGACAAAAATATATCTTATCTAAATAAAGATTTTACATCTTTTAAATCAGCATTACAACAATATGCTAAAACATATTTTCCAACAACATATAATGACTTTTCAGAAGCTACACCAGGAAATATGTTTATTGAAATGTCTTCTTATGTTGGTGATGTGATGTCATTTTATTTAGATACTCAAGTACAAGAAAATTTTTTATTATACGCTAAAGAAAAAGAAAATTTATATCCCCAAGCATATATGATGGGATATCGCCCTAAAGCATCATATGCTTCTTCTACTACAGTTGATATATACCAATTAGTTCCTAGCTCTTCCGGAGTACCTAATTATACTACTTATGGTTTATTAATTCCCGCTAATACTCAATTAACTTCAACTTCTACAGGTACTAAATTTATTACAACACAACAAGTAGATTTTACTGATACGGGTAGTACTGAAATAACTTTTTATAATAATGATTTTTACTTATTTAAAAAATCAGTACCTGTTATTTCAGCTGAGATAAAAACAACAACTATAACAATACCTGCAAACCAAAAGTTTGCTACTATCAATATTACTGACACTAACATATTACAAATACTAAATGTAACCGGTTCTAATGGTGACCAATGGTATGAAGTACCTTATTTAGCTCAATCTTCAATTTTTCAAAAAGGAGTTAATTCAACTTCTGGTAGTGATGGTGTACCTTATTTATTACAATTACAAAAAGCACCTAAACGATTTACATCTAGATTCCTATCAGATAATACATTACAATTAGAATTTGGAGCAGGAATAAGACCTTCTTCAAGTCTTGATAATCAAATTATACCAACAGCAGAAAATATTAAAGCAGGAAGTATACCTGGAATATCTTCAATTACAAATAATTATAATGAAGCATCTGTTTATTTTTCTCAAGAATACGGTTTATCACCTTCAGGTAACTTACAAGTTAAATATCTAGTAGGAGGGGGGATTTTATCAAATATCCCTACTAATGACTTAACTACTATAGATGTTTCCTCCATTACTTCAACTAAAAATGGAATTACAGGAGATTTATTTAATACTATTAAAAATAGTGTAGTATCTTCTAATCCTAACCCATCATCAGGTGGTAGAGATGGAGATACAATTGAAGAAATAAGACAAAATGCTTTATATTCTTTTTCTACTCAATTAAGAACAGTAACTAAAGAAGATTATATTATAAGATCTTTATCAATGCCTTCTGATTATGGTACAGTAGCAAAGGCTTATATTACTCAAGATTTTAATAAAAATCCTCAACAAACAGTATCTTATACTCAATTTAATAATCCATTAGCTTTAGATTTATATGTTTTATCATATAATAGCAGCAAACAACTAAGTATAGCTTCAGCAACATTAAAAAATAATTTAGTAACTTATCTTAATCAATATAGAATGGTTACAGATGCTATTAATATTAAAGATGCTTATTATATTAATATAGGTATTAATTTTGATATTAATGTATTGGGGGGTTATTCTAATAAAGATATTTTATCAAATTGTATATCTTCTTTACAAGATTATTTTAATATAGACAAATGGCAAATAAATCAACCAATTGTATTGTCTGATATTCAATCTAAACTTTTACAAGTTAAAGGAGTACAATCAGTAGTTAAAATAGAAGTTGTAAATAAACAAGGTGGAAATTATTCTCAATATGGATATGATATTGCTGGTGCTACAAGAAAAGGAAATATATACCCATCTTTAGATCCTGCTATATTTGAAGTTAGATATCCTAACATAGATATACAAGGTAGAGTTGTTGTAAATTAAAAATAAAAAATATGAATTTAGATAAATTAAAAGGACACATTCCAGATAATGTAATTACTCAAATTCCAGGAGTAATGGAAAAATTCCAAATTAATACACCTTTACGTTTAGCTCATTTTTTAGCTCAATGCGGTCATGAATCAGGTGGTTTTAGATTAACTAAAGAAAATTTAAATTATAGTGCTAAAGGCTTAATGGGTATATTTAAAAAATATTTTCCAACAGAAGTATTAGCTAAATCATACGAACGCAAACCTGAAAAAATTGCTAATAAAGTTTACTCATCTAGAATGGGCAATGGTGATGAAGCAAGTGGTGATGGTGCTAAATTTTGCGGCCGTGGTTATATTCAGTTAACTGGTAAAGATAATTATACAGCATTTGGTAAATCAATAAATGAAGATATTACTTCTAACCCAACATGGGTAGCAGAAAAATATGCATTATTATCCGCTGCTTGGTTTTTTAATAAAAACAAATTACATATCATGGCAGATGGTGGCGCAACTGATGTAGTTGTTACATCTATCACTAAACGTGTTAATGGTGGTACAATAGGTCTACCAGATCGTATCAAACACTTTAAAGAATATTACGCATTATTAGCGTAAAATAGTTTGGTAGTTAACATATTTATATGTAGTAATTACTAACTATGGCAATTTATAAAATATTTCCCGAAAAGAGTGCTACTATATATTCATTTTACCCAACGTTAAACACTGGATTGGATGAAATATTAGAACTTAGCACTTATTATTCCATTAATGGTACTGACGAGGTATCACGCACTTTAATTCAATTCCCTTCTGCTCAAGTAAGTGGCACAATAGCGACTTTAGTCTCAAGCAGCGCTTTTGATGTATATTTAAAATTATATTTAGCTAACGCTTCATCTATACCTTTAAACTATACTATATTCTGCCACCCATTATCTGGAAGTTGGAATATGGGTACAGGTAGATTAGGCAATACACCTATTACTACTGATGGAGTTAGCTGGTACTATAAAGATCAACTAAATGGTAACCCATGGTTTACTTCAGCATCTGTTGCAACTCGAGCACCAGCAACCGGTTCATATAGAAGCGGTAGTGTAAGTGGAAGTATTGGTGGTGGTTATTGGTATACGGGCTCTCAATATGCTTCTAGCCAGTCATTTACAAATTCAACTTCTAAAGATATTGAATTAAAAGTAACAAATGCTGTAAGTGCAAGTTTTAAAAATATTATTTCTGATTATGGATTTATTTTAAAACATTCTTCCTCTATAGAATTTACAACCCAATCTAAATTTGAAACAAAATATTTTTCAGATAATACCCACACAATATACCCTCCTTGTTTAGAAATTAGATGGAATGATTTTATATATAATACAGGTTCATTATCTATTATAAATTCAGATGCATTTGTTATTTCATTAGGTAATAATAAAGGCGAATTCCAACAAGACTCAGTACAACGCTTCAGAATAAATTCTAGAGATAAATTTCCAGCTAGAGCATTCCAAACTAGTTCAGTTTATTTAAATAATAAAGCATTACCAACATCTTCATATTGGTCAATAAAAGATTTGGATACCGAAGAAATTGTTGTAGATTACGACACAACATACACTAAAATTAGTTGTGATGCTAGTGGTAGTTATTTTGATGTATATATGAACGGATTACAACCTGAACGCTACTATAAATTATTATTTAAAACTGTATTAGCTACTGGTGGTACAATTATATCCGATAATAATTACTACTTTAAAGTTATAAGATAATGTCACAAATATCAGTACAAAAAACTGTATTTAATAAAGATACCTATAATCGAGTAATTGATACTCAATTTCATCAATTAATAAATCAAGGTGTTCAAGAAGATACACCTTCTTTTACTATAGATGATTTTTTTCAATTATACGAAGATTTATTTTTTCAAATTCCAAAAGAAGGAGATATAAATTCACATAGATATATTTTACAAAAAGAGGCTGATTATTTAGGTGTTAGTATTAGTCAAGATGATATACAGGCTTTATTAGATGAAATTACATCATTGAGACAACAAGTACTAGAAACACAACAAACAATAAATGACTTGACTAAAAAATAATGATAGATAATATTAAAATAGTAGGTTCAATTTTAAATACACAAGAAGTATCTCGCTATGATGATACTGATGTGAGATTATTAACATCACAAAGAATTCAAGAAGATTTTGGTCAACAAAATGATTATATTGAATATTTTATTTATGATGCTGTAGGGAATCTTTTAAACACAAATTATAGTTATAAGGATTTTAAATTACCCCCTACTTCATTTATAACACCTTCAGGTAATTTACCTATTATTGAAATTGACCCTGTTAAAGATTTACAAAATGTAGGTTATTCATCAGGTGAATTTAAAGTTCAATATAACTTTTTTAGTAATAAAATTTCTAATCCTAATGCTGATTTATTTTTAAAAGAAATATCATCAGATAGAACTGAAATTAGAGTAGGATCTACTATTTTAACAAATGAACAAATTGAAAGTGCATCTTTAACACTTATAAATGAATATACAGGTTCAATTTACTTTACAGATTATGTAATTAATTTTGGAAATAATAACCAAGCATTAGCTATTAATGTTGCTCTAAATAAAATAGAGTCAGGGTATGAAATTTTATTTAAATTATATCAACCACTATCTCCAAATATTCAAGAAAAAAATAATTTATGGGTAGTTAAAGAAAAAATAAATCCTTTTATATTTGATATTAATTTAGATAAATTAATTATTCCTGAACCTCTTCCACAATTAAGAGGTCCTAATTTTGGTATTGATATACCTAATCAAAATAATATAGCTACTTCTTACCAAACATATAATGGTTTAATTAATAGTGTACAAAATGTATCTACATCATCATATCAACAACTTTTAAGTTTATTTACATCTCAAAGTATTGATATTAATGTAGATTATACTAATTACAACAACTTTACATTTTTTAGTTCAGCAGAACAAAGAATTAAAAATTTTTATGATAAAGTAAAACAAATAGAAGATTATAAAAATAACATAGCTAAATATACACTTTCCTCATCATTATTTCCTAACATGATTAATGATAAAAATACAGCAACGGCTAGTATTAACGATATTATATTTAATTTTGATGGGTATGAGTATTATTTATATTTTGAATCAAGTTCATATACTTGGCCTAAAACAAGTACTACTTTACCTTATATATTAGCTTCTACTTCTTCTGCTTCTTCATGGTATAATTTAATAACGGGTAGTGCTGCTAGCTATGATGATGATAATCAAAATAATTTAGTATATACACTTCCATCATTTATTAAAGATGATACTAATAACAACCAATATATTACTTTTGTTAATATGGTTGGTCATTATTTTGATAATATTTGGATTTTCTTACAAGCTGTTACTGATATTAATTTAGCAAATAATAATTTAAAACAAGGTGTTTCTAAAGATTTAGTATATCATGTTTTACAATCATTAGGTATTAACCTATATAATCAGTATGGAGATGCTGATAATGTTTCTTTTTTAATTGGAAATAGCGGTAGTGCTTACTACACAGGAAGTGATACTCAAGCTTTTACTTATACTGGTTCTTATTTAAATACAATACCTAAAAAAGATTTACTTGCTGAATCATATAAAAGAATTTATCATAACTTACCATTACTATTAAAAACTAAAGGTACAACTTATGGTTTACAAACATTAGTTTCTACTTTTGGTATTACAGGTAGTATTTTAAATACTAAAGAATATGGAGGTAATCTTAAATCAGGATTATTAGATGAATTTAATAATAGTAAAATTAGAATAATATCTAATAATATAGTAACAGGAAGTGTTTTATCTCCTTTTATTAGTTTGCAACAACAACCTACATCATCTTTATTATTTAGAACAAATGATTCACATTATGTAGATATTTCCTTTTCACCTCAAGAAGAAATTGATCAATTTACTTCTTCATCTATTTCTACAAATAATGCTCTTAACAATACTACTTGGAGTATAGATAATTATATAGGTGATCCTAGACAACAATATAGTAGTTCTTATATTGATTTATTAGCTGAAAAACAAACTTATTATTCTCCTTTAACAGCATCTATTATCCCATTTACTGGTTCTGCTGGTAGTGGATCAATTGGAGCTACAGACTATAATAGTTTTATTCGTCTAATTCAATATTTTGATAATTCTTTATTTAAAATGATAAAGGATTTTATTCCTGCTAGAGCTAATTTATCAACAGGTATTACTATCAATTCACCAATACTTGAAAGAAATAAATGGTCTTTAACCAATCCTTCATATACATCACAAATAACAACAAATGAAGGTAGTATTAGTGGATCTACTATAGGGACACAATATACTAATTTATACGCTAGTTTAACAGGGAGTAGAGTAGCTTATTATGATGGTAATCTTACTGGTAGTGGTATAAATATTAATAGTTATTTTGTAAGTGGTAACTTTAATCCATTTCTATTAAATTTCTCTACAGGTCTTTATAGTGGGTATACTTATGAAAATTATATTAGTGGGGGTTATTGGTTTAGTACTTTACTTCCGACTTACAATGTTAATGATTTTGCTCACTCTGAATTTAATATATTATTAAATAATGTATCTCAAAGTAGATTTTCATCTAATAGACGTGACCTAGAATATATTTTTGGCACTACAGGAAGTATAACATTTCCCGCTCAATTACAAGATTCATATAATACTTTAAAAACACATCAACTATCACGTTATGATGGTGTTAAATTATATAGTACATTATATAATAAATATACTGATGGGGATACATCTTTTGGTAAAACAGCAGTTATAAATAAAAATTCATACAAAATCGGACTATTTTCAGAAATAACTCCTAATAAGTTTTTACCAAAACGCAACAATGCTTCGTTAAAATACTTAATAGATGCTGATGGTAATTTTACTGAATTAAACCAACGTAATAAACATTGGGAAGAAATTCAAAATACATTTAAATCAAGTTATACTGGAAGTGTATCATTACTTAATAACCAACAATATAGTAATCAAAAATCAACTGATGGTGAAAAGTTAATATTTGATAGTGGATATACATACAACCCTATCTTATATTTTGGGACTACAGGTTCATCTACAAATCCTATTGACAGTAAATTATATTTTCAAACTTTAGGTGAATCTACTGCTTATAGAGCAGATGTTACAAATTTATCTTCTTCATATTATATTAGTGGTAGTACTACTAATGGTATAAAATTAGATATTGGATACCCATTAAGTGGAGGTTATGTAAGTAATATATTTAATAAATTAATTTCTACTGAAGCTTCTTCTTATTTTAATGTGGGTACATCATCTTATGAATCAAGTAACAATTATAGAGGTAATTTTCCTACATATTCTATTAGAGAAACAGGGGATTATTCAATAGTTGCTTCATTACCACTATCAATTACTTTTCCATCTACATATTATTCTAATACTTGGGAATTAGCAGCATATAAAGTAAATTCTTCAGGAGTTGAAACTTTAATATCAAAAGACGAATATATATTTACTAATACCCCTCCAGTATCATCTTATAGAGTACAATTCCAAGATGGGGTATTGGCAGGAAATACTTGCGTATCTTCTCCTAATAAAACAGGATGGTCTTCTAAAAATCCAGATAACGGGGAATATTTAGTAGCAGGAGATACAATCTATACAAATGGAACACTAAATGATCCATATACTACTTTAAATAATTATGTACAACAATATATTCCAGATGGTATGGCGGGGTGGACAGGAATAGCAACATTCCCTATAACATTTGGGGTTTTACAAAATAATTCATCTACTACCCAATGTTAAAATAAATGGCAACAACACTATCATATACTTTTAATTTAAATGTTCCTACAACTAATTTAACAGTTGGAGAAAAAATTGTATTTAAATTATATAACTCATCACCTCCATCATCAGCAAATTTTACAGCTTCTTTAGATAATAATGCAAGTTTAGTAGTATCATCATTAGCAACTTCTACAGGATATTCTACAGTAACTACTGGATCTGCAACTATATCTGCTGGGGGATTTTTTGATTCTGCTTCTATAGCTGATACTGGTTCTAATGATATTGTATTTTCATCAGCATTAAGTGGATTTTGGGATAACAATTATATATTTGTACCAAATCCTGTTACATCATCCACTGCAACCCCTTGGACTAATACTTTATATAGCAGTTCTATTGCTAACTATGGTGATGTAGATTATCCTTTTTCACCTGTAACACCATGTTATGATATAGTTTTAGTTTATTTAAATGATGGAACTTATATAGAATCTAGAGTTACAAACACATATAAAGATAATAATGGTTTAGTACATTTGACTTTAGATACAAATTTAACTAATACTTTAAGATTAAATTTAATCAATCGAACCTATCAACAATTTTTATTATTATCTCGAAGAGCAGATGAAACTAATACTATATTGAATTTTACAAAACGTAATGGAAAAACATCATATGGTTTTTTAATACCTGAAGATATCAATCAAGATGTATTAAATAATATAGATACAATAACTAAAGAAACTAAACAAAAATTACTTAACGAATCAACAACTACTAATATTTAATAATAAAGATTTTTAAAATCAATATATTTATAGTATATATAACATAAAGAATTATGGCAATTTTAAATCCTACAACAGTAACTGTAGATGCAATATTAACCACGAAGGGCCGCGAATTGTTGGCTCGTAATGATGGTTCATTTCAAATAACTCAATTCGCATTAGCCGATGATGAAATAGATTATACTTTGTATAATCCTTTACACCCATCTGGCTCTGCATTTTATGGTGAAGCAATTGAAAATACACCAGTACTAGAAGCGTTTCCTAATGAATCACAAATAATGCGCTATAAATTAGTAACATTACCTCGTGGTACTTCTAAACTACCAGTTATTAATATTGGATACAATAGTATTTCATTGCGTCAAGGTGCATCATTAACAATCACGCCACAAACATTAAACTACTTAGGTTCAACAAGTACCTTTGAAGCAAACGGATATATAGCTACAATTGCTGATTCTCGTTTAGTATCTACTTTTAGTGGTACTGGTATAACAGTAACTTCTCCAGGAATTACAGGATTAAACACAACAACAGGAACTGTACTTTCATTAAGTCAAGTAGGAACTTCATTTACTTTAACAGGTACAACAATTAATACTTTGTTTGGATCTAGTTTGTCTACCCTAACAACTACAATTACCGTTATTGGTAGAGATAGTGGGGCAAGAGTTACTATTCCTTTATCTATTCAAAAAGTAGCTAACTACTAAAATATAAAAAAACATGTCATTTTCAAGATACGCCCCAGAAGATTCAGTAATAAGTTCAGAAACCGTAGTACGTGGTTTATGGAGTAGTGATAGTAATGTACTTTATCCTGCATCAACTTATACTTCCAGTTATACTGAGTATTATTTAGATGTATATAATGGAAATTCTACTTCTGCAGGTTCATCAGTACAATTTTCTCTTCAATATGGTAATGTAAGTGGATCTGGCTCTGCTAATATTAATTCATCAGCAGCTGGTAAAACACCTTCTCGTATAGTATATGGTGAGTATAGAAATTTAGTTTATGGAACTGAAGCTGTAGATTTTAGCTTTAATAGTGATGTTACTTCATCAAGAGATGTTTTTATAATTAATATAGCTCGTTCTCGTTATAAAGAATCTTTATTACCTGGTTCTTTTAATTTAACTTTAATGACAGCTAGTTTAGGTACAGTTTCTGCTATTAGATTAATAGATGATAGTTTAACTACAAATTTAACTCGTTATATAGGTGAAAATAAAGTATTTTATCTTATACAAAGTGGAAGTGCCCTTACAACAAGATATTATGGAATGGTATTCCCAGATTTAAATATAGCTGTTTTAAATGCAACTGCTGGATCTTCAGGTTCAATTTCTCCTTATATAGCTCCTGTATCAACAGGTTATTCTACTGGTAATAATCATTTAAAATTATTTAATTCAATTGTTAGTGGATCTTCTAATTCTATTAGTGGTTCTATAAGTGGATTTTATTTACAATCCTCTGAAACAGTATCTTCAAGATATTTCTTTACAAGAGTAAAAAATAGTGAATTTAATTATACAACAAACCCATCTATTATAGATGATAATGGTAATTTATTATATACAAGTTTAATTAATAATCCTCAAACATACGTTACAACAGTAGGTATGTATAATGATAATAATGAATTATTAGCGGTATCTAAATTAAGTAGACCATTAACAAAAGACTTTACTAAAGAAGCCTTAATCAGAATCAAATTAGACTATTAATGCATGTCTTCATTCAAAAAACTAAGCAAATCAGATGTCACTGTAGTACCTTATAGTGCTAACAAGTATTGGACTTTTACAAGATCTACTTCCCCTACTTATTCTTCAATTAATCAAGGTACTAATGTTTCTGGTTTATTCTCTAAAAATAGTGATCCTACAAGTAATGGACAATATGAAAGACTAGTTTATAACAGCATCAACCAGTTATTTTACCAATCAGTTACATCTTCTTTAAATACATCCTCTTTAGCAAGTTCAATTTATTATGAATCTGCTTCTCAACAACGTCCCACATCATCATATTTTATATATAATGATAGTGATAGTTTTGTAAATAATTTTCCAACAAACATCTCTCAAACTATTCAAGTATTAGCTATTAATGCAGATGTTTATGGAAATAAAGTATTACCAAATAGTATTTTATTAACAGGTACTTCTATTAATATTAGTGATGATGGTTTTGGAAATTTATATGATACTTATTCTACTAAAACACATATAGGTAATATATTTTATGCTCAAGGTATGTTTATTATTACAAACCAATCTTATCAAAGCTTATTTACAAATCCTTTTACAGTATCCTTTAAAAATGATTATATCATTTATGAAAATGAAGTTCGTTGCTTAGTAAAAGAAAGTGATTACAATTTATCTTATAACCCTACTTTATTGTCGGGTAGTTATATTAGCGGCTCAGTATTAGATTTTGCTACAGGATCTAATTTTTATCCTTATGCTACATCTCTTGGCTTATACAATGATAATAATGAATTATTAGCGGTATCTAAATTTGGTAAACCAATCATGATGTCACCAGACACTGACATGACATTCGTTGTGAAATATGATACATAAATGGAAAAGTTGGGATATAATTGATCCCACAAAATATTATGGTTTTGTTTACTGTATTACTAATGAAGTAACAGGTAAATTTTACATTGGTAAAAAAGCATTCTTTCATAACAAGAAGCATAAATTAACCCAAAAACAATTAGCCGAACAAACAGGACCTGGTCGCAAACCAAAGTTTGAAGTAATTCAAAGTGAAAGCGATTGGCAAACGTATTGGGGTTCTAATAAGCAATTGCTTGCTGATATTAAGCAACATGGCGAGGAAAATTTTACTTGTTGGATCTACAAACAATGCAAAACTAAAAAACAACTAACATACTATGAAATGCACTATCAGTGTAAGTATGAATGTTTAACTAGTCCTAGCTTGTCTTATAATGACAATATATTAGGTAAGTTTTTTACTAGAGATTTGATTGAGGCAGAATAAGATGTTATATTCACGGTTATGGAAAATGCAGCATTACTGCTATTAGTAGAATCCGTTTTAGGTAAGGGGCAGGTCACAAGTAAAGGTAATTACGCTTTTAAGTGTCCGTTTTGTGCTCACCATAAGCAAAAACTAGAAGTATCACTACGCACTACTACTAAGAAAGAAAATTTCTGGCATTGTTGGGTTTGTGATTCTAAAGGTAAATCTATACGTGCGTTATTTAAACGTGCTAAAGCGTCGCCTGATCGATTTAAAGACCTGGATCTGCTCATTCAACCAACAGCTAATGATACTATTGTATCTAGTGAAGCACTCGCTTTACCCGCCGAGTATATCGCATTAAACGGTATTTACTTGGATAAAATCGCTCAAATAGAGGCTAAACACGCATTACGATTCTTAACAAAACGTAACGTAACTAAAGACGAT